CAACGGGAAGGGTTGTCCCTTCGGCGCAAGCGTGTCGATCGATACGTTGCGGTTTTCGGCGCGACCACGAAGCGCGATCGTAATGCCGTCGCTCTTCACGCCGAATCGAATCGATGTAACGCCGGCGTTGTGGGCCATGGCCAGCCAAGCGGCAAGCGTGATCTCGGCGGTGTCGGCTTTGGCTTTGGCGAGGCTTGCTGCTTCGGCGGGTGTGCAAGGGGCGGGTTTTTGGTCGGGCATGGTTATCCTTTCAATTGGGTGCGAGGTGCTTTGCACGCTCTTCGGTATCGTTAGCAAGCGCGGCTTCGATCTGCTCTCGATTCGCGTAACCGTTTTGCTCAGCCCATGCGATCAAGTGATCAAGGGCTATCACCCGATAGTTCGGGCGACCGTAACCGGGAATCGATAGACGTATACGCTCGTCGGTAGCAAGCGCGGCGATTGCGCTGCTAATGCGGCCCGTGCTCGGGCAATGCTCGTTGCCCACGTAAACCGACCAGCAACGCACAAGCGCTTGTGTGTTCACGCACAAGCGTTTTTGGTGCACACGGATCCAATACTGCCCGCTGGCGTTCGTATCGATTCGATCGGGCTCGATGAGATAGCCGACGCAGAATTGCAGCACAGCCGATCGAATGCCACTCGACGAGATAAGCCGACTGTGCAACTCGGCGTCGTCACCGTGCACGATAAACCGGCCGTTGGGTTTCCAAACGAAGTTATCTCGGAGCCACAAGGCATGCTCGGCAATCTTGTTTCCGTCGACCCAATCGCTTGCGTCGATCTCTTCGAGCATTTCGAACGCTTCGACTTGGCAAGGGACGTGAAGGTAACGATCGACGATCGCGCCTATGTCGTGGTTTGAAAGGTTTTCGGTCGTGGCAAGGATCTCTTCGTTGTTTGCGCTGATCACGAGACGCACGGCACCAAGCATGTCGGCGTTATTCAGAAACTTGCGGCGAAGCGGTCGGCGTCGGGCTTGGATGTAGTGACGCAACTCGGCGTTTAGCACTCGGCCGCGATAGTCGGTCGGCAACCGCTCGTCGGCGAACACGAGCGGGCAACGGAGTTGCGCATCGTTCCACGTCGTACCAAGCACGTCTTCGAGCGGCGTCGGGTAACCGAGCGGCGTCCAGAGGCGGCTTAGGCCTTCGGGTAAAAGTGTCTTGCCCGTGTGCCGATGGCCCGTGAGAAAAAGCGCCGTGCACGGTATGTCGAGGCGCGTCACGTTTGCAATCCACGCTAGGAGCAGATCGATTCGCTCGGGTCCTGCAAGCGCTTCGAGCCACGCCGCGATCTCGGCATGGTATCTCGGCTTGATCGGTCGCAAGGGGCACGGCGCTTCGACGAGTGTCCGGCTTTCTTCGTCGAAGTAGGCTCGTTGTGCGGATAAGGAAACGGCAACGTCGTTAGCTACGAAGCCATACTCTTGCACGAGCCGCGCGAGATCCTTTGGCTTGCGCACGCCGCTTGCTGTAATCGTGAATAGCTCGACGTTGGCGGTTGCCGCGGGCGCGAGATCTCGAAGCGTCGCGCTTAACGCTTCGTCTTGCACATAGGGGCCGTGGTATTCGTCGCCGACCAACGTGTAATAAGATTTGCCCTTTTGCACGAGCCAACGCGGTTTATCCGGCAAGGCTTCAATCTCTTCATCCGTATACGGATAATCTCGATTACTCCTGAAAGCGTCGCGGATCCGTTGGGCCATCGCGTCACGGTGCGCTTTCTCGCGCTTGTCTTGCTCGGCACGGATCGCGATCTGTGCTCGGGCGATCTTATACGCGACGTCTTCGACGGTTGGGCAGTCTTCGCCCATGGCTTCGAGGCTCGTTGCGAAGTGCGCCGCGATGCTCTCGGCGTCGCCGTCGAGAAAGCGCTCGGCCAAGGCTAGGGACAAGCGATAGATCGTCACGTCGCGCACGCCGGGATCGGCGAAGGGCTCGCCTGCAACGACACGTTTTAGGATCTCGCCGCGCTCTTGCGCTTGCTCGTCGCGCTTCCGACACAGCGCCTTTGAGAAACGGTCTAGCGCGGCCCGTGAAACGCTTTCGGGGGGCGTGGTAGTTGTCAGGTCGTCCGGCGGTGTCGACGCCTTAGGTGGCGTTCTAGGCGGGTTGCCGAGCAAGGCGTCGACGTCGACGGGTTCGCCTTCGATTACGTCGCTTGCGGCGGCGTCGCGGTCGGCGGGCGTGTCGGGAGCGAAAGCCCCGAAGTAAAGCCGAGCGGGATCCTTGCATTGCGGATCGCTGTGCCCGCCAAGCGCGTCGTTTACCGCTTGCCATACTTCGGGCCAGTCTTCGGGCGCGACTTCGCGATCAAGCGGTACGACGAGCCGCACGCTTGCGGGCTTGATCGCGTGGCTCCAGGTCGTGTGCAAGAGCATCGCCCAACCGCGCCGGGTGACTTCGGCGACGACGGCTTCGATCACGTCTTCGAGCACACCGTCGAAATCTCCTACCCAAAGGCTTAGCGCTTCGACGGCGGCGTTACCTCGTGTCGCGTCTTTGGGATAGGCGGCAGGTGAGAAAGCGTCGCAATCGAGTTTGCTGTCGAGCGGGCGGAATTCGTGCGGCAAGAGCGCGTCGACGAATTCTTGCCAGGTGTAGGCTACGGGTTTGGGTGCGTTGTCGCGGGCGCCAGCAAAGACGGAGATCCGATGTTTCACTTCGCGATCCCTTCGGGGTACTCACAAGCGATACACCGATCCGTAATCGGTACGTCGTGCGGGCACGTTGCGCCGTCCCTACGCTCGAAGCGGTGTGGCAAACGGGCTTGGCCGGTGAGAAGCCAATCGGCCGATACCCGGTAAAGTGTCGCAAGACGAGCGAGATCCGTTGCGCACGGTTCGGTGCGCGCACGGTCCCAATTACCAATGGTGGTCGCTTGATAGCCTAACGCGCTTGCGACTTGCTCTTGCGTAAGAGAAGCCGCCGCACGGGCCGCTCGAAGCCTTTCGGCGAAACCCTGTAGAGCCATGAGAGATCCCTTATACACGAATAGGGTAACTAACGGTAGGCGTCTCACCGTTTTAGTGAAGTGAGACACCTCTGAGACACCTAAAACCTTTTAATCTCCCATACTTCCTTTATTGTCTCACTTGCTCAGTAGAAATAAGAGTAAAGGAATAGAATGTAGAAGTGTAGGTAAGTATCCTACTAGTTACAACACTTTCCCTTATAGTAAATACGCGCGGGAGCGGTGAGACACCGGCGGTTTTATATCTTAGGTTTCCAGGGGTTTGGCGTGCTCAGAGGTGTCTCACTTGCAAAAAGCAGTGAGACACCTGGCTGTAAGTGCTTGAGATCGAAGGGTTTTCGGTGTCTCACTTGTCTAAGTACCCGTAAGGTCGTAAACTGCCCTTATGCCACGCCCTACCGAGTACGATATCGATCGACCTTGGACGCGTCAGCCTTGCGATACCGAAGCCCGCTGGCGGTGCTTTCAAGCGTACCGCGACCAACCGCCGCCGCGAACCATGCAAGGGGCGTCGAATGCTCTCGACGGGTACGACCTTCGAACCTTGCAGCGTTATGGGGCGGCCTGCGGTTGGTCCGATCGGTGCGCTGCTCTCGACAGGTATCTCGACGAGCAACGGGTAAGTGTGATCGTCGACGTGCTTGCCGAAGACGCTCGGGTTGTGGCGAACCGGCATGCGGCTATCGCACGAGACGCTATCACTTGCGCGCACAGTGTCGTTCAAGGTTGGCTCGTGCGGATTGCTTCGGGCGAGCACCTCGAAGGTTGGTCGCCCGGTGAGGTGCGCGGCATGTTGCGGGATATGATCGTTTTGGAGCGGTTGGTTAGGGGGGAAGCAACCGAAAGGGTTGATCACGGCTTGGCGGGTGTAGACTTGTCGAAGTTGTCGCTCGACGAGATCGAAACCATGAGGCTTTTGGAGGCGAAGGCGGGCGTGGTAGACTAGCGGTCTCTGGTGCCGGTTTCCTTTCGTGTGCCCCGTCGGCCCTTGCCAGCCGACGGGGCTTTTTTATGCAAGGGACGAGCCATAAGGAAAGCCTTATTAGGGTTCTTTATCGAAGATCCTTTGAAGGGTAAGGATTCCCTTATACTGAACATAGGGGAGGTAAAACCCGCCTAACGGGCTTTCGGCTCGAAAACGGGTACGGGGTAGGGTAGGGCCGTCGACGGCTCCTAGGGCCCTTTACGGGCCAGCAATGGGCATAAGGAAAGGTAAGAAAGGTAGTTATAAGGGTAGTCTTATATAAGGAAGTGTAAGTCTACTGAACAGAAGAGTAAAGCAAGACGGGTGCCAGGTTAGGTGGCGGTGTCGGGCATTCGGTTGTCGAGCGCTTCAAGCAAGCGAGCAATACGCAACTGCAGCGCGACAAGGCAATCGAGTTGTTTAACGCGCTTTTCCCCGAAGCGCCCGAAGACGCTTCCCAACGTGCGAAGACGCGTGCCGAAAACCTACGCAACGAAGCACGACTTGCCGCGGCACTTCCCATTAACCGCGTTGGCAAGAAGCCCGGTAACGTAGGTACCATCTGGAACGCCGCAACGTACTTGGTTGATCGACGGGCCGACGGAAGTCGACGCGAAACGCGCGGCGGCGCTGAGAACATGGTTTCGAGCATGCTCTTTGGTTCGCGAGCCAAGCGCCTCGAAGAGATCTCGAAAGTGATCGCGGTTGTCTTGACCGACGGCACGGTCGAAAACATGACCGTAACCGAAGCACAGGCACATGGGCTCGATGACAAGTCGATCGGCGGTGCTCTCGTCGACGCAATGCTCGACGACGAAAACTAAGGCTTTCCTGACCCCTAGCACGGCCCGAGAGCGCTTTACGCGTCTCGGGCCGTAGGCAGTAAGGGGACCCGGCAAGATGCCTTAGAAGCCCCGTAACGCGGCAGGAAAGGGCAACCCCAGCAAGTAACCAAGAAGGCCCCTAGCTTCGCCCGAGAGCGCCCTACGGCGTCTCGGGCTTTCGTGGTATAAGGAAACGTGGCAAGGCTCTTAGGAGCGAAAGGAAGCGGCATCATGGCGAAGGTACTTTGCGATTGCGAGCACTGCGAAGCGGTTACGGCGAAGGCACTGTCGAGCGACTTCGAACGGGTAAAGCGCGAAGTCGAAGCGCGTTACGGAGCGGGTTTCTTTCTCTGTATCCATGGCAACCCCTGTCCTAGTGTGTCGCCCGACGGGCGCGCTTTCGTTGCCGGTTGGCAGGCAGGAAAGGAAGCGCTCATGTCTTGCAAGAGCAAGGCTCACGCTTACGCGCTCGGTGTTGTGTCGGCTATGCCTACTCTTCGCAAGGGGCCCCACAAGTGATCGTCGAGGGGGGCCGCGTAATCCGTACGCCTTGGGTGTACGACGACGGCGGGCGCAAGGCGGCGGGCTTCAAAGGGCACACGGGCGATTGCGTTACTCGCTCGATCGCTATCGCAACGCAGATTCCTTACCTCGAAGTGTACGCCGGGCTAAACGAAACGGCGAAGCGCGAGCGCCCGCGAGGCAGCCGCAAGCGCTCTTCGAGCCGTACGGGTATCGCAAGGCCCACGATCAAGCGTTACCTCGAAGGCGTGCTCGGTTGGCTTTGGTGGCCTACCATGGGGATCGGTACGGGTTGCAAGATACACCTACGGCCCGACGAGTTGCCAAGCGGGCGGCTTGTCGTGTCGTGTTCTCGTCACTTGGTCGCTATGATCGACGGCGTGATCCACGACACACACGATCCGAGCCGTGGCGGTACTCGTTGCGTGTATGGTTACTGGCAATCCCCTGAGGTGTGGCGTGCTCGGTAGCTATTGGATCACTTCGGCTGTCTTGCTTATCAACGGCGAGTCGCGACCCTGCGTCGCGCTCGTCTTCGACGCCGACGACGGTGCTCGTCGGGCGTGGTTCTTTGACACGCCCGACGAAGCCGAAGTCGCCCGCGGGATCTTTACCGCTGTCGGGCATCCGCCTCTCGAAGCCTACGGGGCGCACTAGTGACGGTGCCACCTTGGTGCACCGTGATTGAAGCGCTCGAAGCACGCGGCTTGCTCGAAACGGTGCGAGCAAGGGCCCTAGCGCGGCACGTAACGCTCGAAGAGGTGTGCGGGCGGGTTAGGACCCGTCAGGTAGTCCGAGCCCGCCATGATGCCTGGAAGGCCCTTTACGAGCTCGGCTTCTCGTACCCTGAGATCGGGAGGCTCTTCGACGTGGGCCATATGTCCGTCTTGCGTGGCGTGCGCGGTAGGCGCTAGCCTTGTCGGCGTCGGCGTGGCCCTATCCCGCCGGCGTGGGCCCTAGCGCTTCCCGTGCGTCTTAGCGTTAGGGTCCTTTTTCGTTGCCTGTCGAAGTCGATGGTAGTGAGTGCCCTTACCTCGATTCGGTCGATAGCGGTTGCGCCCGCTGTCTTCGACACACCGCCGTAATTCATAAACACGCAACGGGCGTTTCCCTTGCACGTTGCGAGGTGCCTTCGCAAGTGCACGGCAGCGGCGTGCACGGCTCGGTAGGTCGACAACTCGTCGACGCCGACGAGCTCTTCGGCGCGGTACTCGGTGCCAGGTACACCCGCCTTCGAGCGTTTGCCACACATGATCTGGAAAAGGCCCCATGATCGACCCTGGTCGCCTTTGACTTTGCCAACGTGCACGCTTCGAGCGAATGTCGATTCATAGCGAGCGACGACGAGCAGCAAGAGCGCGAGCCGTGGATCGTCTTCGGCTTCCCTTGCGATAGCGTCGGCAATCACGGCGTAGCGAGCCTTTGCGTCGGCTTCGCTTTCGCCGTTGTGTTTTTGGTTGGCTGGCGAGACCAGAGAGATCATGAGAGCCAAAAGGATCGCACTTTTCATAGTGCGCCCGATCTATCACAACCCGTCGTCTTCGTGCTAATAGGGATCTATGGCAAAGCGTAAAACGATCGTTGGGCCGTGCCGCGACGTGCCCTTCGGCACAATCATTCGCGAAGCGTGGGAAGCGTCAGGCATGACGCAACGCGAATTCGCGAAACGGCTCGGCGTACAGCAACCGCGGATCGTCGAGATCTTCGCAAGTCAATCGATAACCGAGCACCTACTCGATAGGTGCGTCGCCGCACTAGGACACGCACTCGAAGTGCGAATCGTAAGAAAGGGCAACCGATGAGCAAACCACCACAAGGGAAACCGGCCTGGAGAAACGTCGAAGTAACGGACAGTAGCGGGCGCCGCTATTCGAAACCGTCGGGCGAGGTAGTCGGCAAGGCAGAACCGACGACGCCGCTCGACGAGTTGATCCGCGCCTTCGACGACGGCGACGGGGCAACGATACAGCAACGGCGAAACGAGATACGCGAAAGGCTCGTCGAGTTGCGCCGTTATCGTGAAACGCTCCGTTGCGAGATCTGTAAACGTACCGTGCTCGGGCGCGAGCCCGTTTGCTATGAATGCCACGGGAAAGCAGTTTCGGAGTTTATCGCATGATCTCGTCTGCTATCGAGCGAAGACGTATCGCGAAACAACCAGGTGCCGTCGAGTGTGTTGCTTGTGGCGGCACAGGTGAGGCCTCTAAAGGTGGCGAGTGCGTACCGTGTAAAGGTACGGGTTCGATCCAAACGGACCTTAGAGGTAAAGGGGCGGGTCCTATCGTGCAACATTCGAGCGAATCGGCCGAGCACTACACGCCTAGTCCGATCGTCGAAGCCGCTCGAAGCGTGCTCGGTGCGATCGATCTCGATCCTGCGTCTTGCTCGTTAGCTAATGAAGTCGTACGGGCCGCGGCGTTTTATGGTCCGGGCGGGCTCGCGCCCGACGGGCTTGCCGAGCCGTGGATCGGTCGAGTGTTTCTAAACCCGCCCGGTGGCAACGTGCCCGACGAGTACAAGGGTTGTGGCACGAAGAGTAACGCCGCGCTTTGGTGGGCGACACTTGCCGAAGCGTGGCGCACGGGCGAAGTTGAATCGGCAATCTTCGTGGGCTTTATGTTGGAGGTGTTGCGCTCAGCGCAAGGGCTCGACGTGCCGCAACCGATCGACTTCCCGTTGTGCGTGCCTTCGAACCGTATCGCTTTCGACAAGCCCGTCGACGGCGTGCGGGTTGGTTCGAAGCAACCGAGCCACGTAAACGTGATCGTATTCTTGCCGCCGAAGATCGAGCTATACCGCACCAAAACAGTTGCGCAATTCGGCAGAACATTCGGCGCCTTCGGTCGATGCCGCGTATGACCGACGACACCGCACCTCGGATCCCTATCGAGGCGCTCGATCGCGAAAGCGTCATGCGCGACGAAGCGGGCTCGCTACACCGCTTCGTACGCATGGCCTTTCGTCAAGTCGAGCCGACACCGTTTATCGACAACTGGCACATAGGCGTTATGTGTGACTACCTCGAAGCAGTGTCGCGCAATGAGATCCCGCGCCTAGTGATTAACGTGCCGCCGGGCACTATGAAGTCGCTAACGGTGTCGGTGTTCTGGCCCCTGTGGGAATGGATCAAACGGCCGACGACTAAGTTTATGTTTGCGTCGTACGACGCAACACTTAGCGCACGCGATGGCCGTCGCATGCTCCGGGTCCTGCAAAGCGGTTGGTTCCAAAAACGTTTTGACCCAAGGCTTACCGAGTTGCGACCGGCGGCGACCGACTTCGATAACACCGAAGGCGGTTTCCGTTTCGCGACGAGCGTCGCCGGCAAGGCGACCGGGCGACACGCAGACATCCAAGTTGTCGACGATCCCATTAAGCCGCACGACATGCGAGGTAGCTTGGCTGTTACTAAGAAAGCGATCCAATCGGTTAGCACTTGGTGGAAAGAAACCATGAGTAGCCGACGCGCCGACGCGGCAACTTTTCGACGTGTGATCGTAATGCAACGTTTGCACGAAGACGATCTGGCAGGCGAGATGTTAGCCGAAGGCGGTTGGTCGCATTTATGCCTTCCCATGCGCGCCGAGCCGACCAAGGTGTGTGCTTGTAACAACGTCGATTGCACACCCGAAGATCCACGACGCCTCGAAGGCGAATTGCTTTGGCCCGAGCGTTTTCCAGAAAGTGTCGTTGCCGAAGACGAAACCACGGGCATGGGTGTTAGCGTTGCGGCGGCGCAGAATCAGCAACGGCCGACGCCGACGTCGGGCGGTATCTTTCAAAAGCACTGGTTCCGTTACTGGCACACGGCGCCGGGCAAGCCCGTACCCAAAGACGAGAAGTTTCCCTGCCGCGACGAAGTTTGCGAGGTGTTGCCCGATGGCGGCACTTGGATCCAATCGTGGGATATGACTTTTAAGGGCACCGATGGTACCGACTTCGTTGCCGGCGGTGTTTGGCTCTACTCGCCGCCTAATGCTTTTCTCGTGCACCAGATCTGCGCGCGTATGTCCTTCGTCGAAACGTGCCGTGCCGTGATCGCAATGGGCAAGAGGTACCCGCTTGCGTTCACCCGGATCGTCGAAGATAAGGCGAACGGGCCCGCCGTCGTCGACATACTCGCGAAAAAGGTTTCGGGGCTCGTGCTCGTAAACCCGCAAGGCGGAAAGGAAGCAAGGGCACATGCTTGCTCTGGTTTATTCGAAGCGGGTAACGTATACATTCCGCACGACGAGATCGCGCCTTGGGCGCCAGCCTACCGAACGCAGATCGCTACATTCCCGCGAAGCGTTAACGACGATATGGTCGACCAAACGACGCAAGCGCTAATCCGATTACAGCAAAGGCACGTCCCTTTCGTCGAAGCCATGAAAGCCGTGCAAGGGCAACTAGATGAGCAAGCCTAATTACCTGTCAAAGACGATCGCGAAAGGCGAAGCCGTTTGGAGCGCTTTGAAGTTAGTTCAGGACAATTGGCAAAACGTATTCACTGGACTAGGCACGGCCCGCGATAAGACGGTTTTCGGATCCTTCGTGCGCTTGCAGGAGATTACCGAAAACGAGTTGACGGCGCTCTATCATCAGAACGATACAGCGCGAAAAGTCGTTGCGTTGAAACCACAAGAGATGATGCGCCAAGGTTTCGCCGTCAATATCGAAGACGATACAGACGACAAGGCGAGCGACCTAGGGCAAAGCCTTCGCGATCTCGAAGCAGGCGTTAAGGTACGCGACGCAATGATTTGGGGGCGCCTGTACGGCGGCGCCGCCGTGATCATTGGAGCGGATGACAGCGGCGAAGCGGCCGAACCTTTGAACATGGATCGGATTGCAACGGTTAGGTTTCTGCATGTCGTGGACAAGCGGTATCTCATGCCCGAGAGCTACTTCGACGATCCACTAAACGATAAGCATTATGGCGAGCCAGCTACCTATCGCGTCGTTACCCGACGCGGTGCGAGTAACTTTGTCGTGCACCGATCGCGCTTGCTGCTATTCGGCGGCGCACACACGAGCGACGAAGAGCGCGACAAGTTAGGAAGTTGGGATCATTCTGTGATCGTTCCTATGTACGACGTGCTTCGAATGTTCGATTCGGTTTGGAAGTCGGCGGAGCATCTAATGTCCGATGCTTCGCAAGCCGTGTTTAAGATTCAAGGTCTAATGAGCATGATCGCGGGCGGGCAAAAGGAAGCGCTGCAGACGCGAATGCAACTCGTTGATATGTCCCGATCGGTTGCACGCGCTCTCTTGCTCGATGCCGATGGCGGTGAAGACTTTTCGCGACAGCCGTCGAGTTTCACTGATGCGCAAAGCATGCTCGATAAGTTTATGATGCGGCTTTCTTCGGCCGTCGATATCCCTGTCACGATTCTTATGGGCCGATCGCCTGCTGGACAGAACGCCACGGGAGAAAGCGACTTCCGTTGGTTCTATGACACGGTGCGCACGAGCCAAGAAAACGAGTTGAAGCCTCAACTCGAAACGCTCGTACGGATCATGCTTCGGGCAAAGGACAGTCCGACAGGCGGCAAAGAGCCCGACGTGTGGTCGATCCAATTCGCGCCGCTATGGCAGAACACACCGAGCGAGCAAGCCAATCTCGAAAAGACAACAGCCGAGAAAGATAAGATCTATATCGACGCCGGTGTCGTGTTGCCCGAAGAGATCGCGACGTCGCGTTTCAAGCCCGACGGTTGGAGCGCAGAAACTTCGATCGATGCCGACGCGCGAAAAGGCATGCTCGAAGCCGAAGCAACCCTGCCGACCGATCCGAAGGATCCCGACGCCGACGTCGAAGACGAGCCCGTCGAAGACGAGCCCGAAACGACAGGCGGTAACGTCGTACTAGCGCCGACTGATATCGCCGTTGTCGTAACGGTTAATGAAGCGCGTGCGTCGCAGGGCTTGCCCGATTGGCCCGACGCTGCCGAAGGCAAACTTACCGTTGCCGAATTCAAAGCGCGAAAGGAAGCCGAAGGGGCCGAAGTCGGTACGGCCGAAGGGGAAGCCGAAGCCGAAGAGATCAACCCCGAGAGCGACGACGAAGAGCCAGCTACATCGCCGCCCTTCGGTGGGTCGCCTTTCGGCGGGCCGCCTGAGATCGACGAGCCCGAAGACGATACAGACGGGCCCATGCCGCCCGCTGGCGAGCCACCTAACGAGCCCGACGACGAAGAGTAAGCCGTGCCCCGTATTCCGAATCGAGCCGCTAGACGGGCCGCTAGCGCCCGCCCGCCGCGTGCCGCCGCGCTCGCCTTCGCGAAGCTAGTAACCGAACGGCTCGATCGTTTCGAGCACGAGATCCGTCGACGGCTTTTTCCCGTGCTCGATAGGTTTGCCGCGGGCGGTGAGCAAGAGAGCGAGCCCGACGCGCCCGACGCAAAGACGCGCGTCGACGCCGTGCCTAGTTACGTGCAAACACAACTCGACGTGCTCGCGCTGAATATCGAAGAGATCTTCGCCGAAGATGCGTTGCTTAACGGGCTCGACGTAATCGGCAAGCGCGTCGACGTTGCCGGCGGCAAGGCCGTTCGCCGCGTCGTCGGGATCTCGCTTGCCGATGCCGCGCCCGAGATCGCGGCGAATCTCGACAATTGGCGAGCGCTTAACGTGTCGCGAATCAAGTCGTTAGCCGGGCAAGAGTTAGTCGAGATTACGCAATTGCTCGAAGGCTCGACGAGCGCGGGTTTGCGTGTCGAGGTGTTGCAAAAGCAGATCGAAAAACGCTTTGGTGTCACGAAGTCGAAAGCCAATCTGCTAGCGCGCGATCAAACTCTGACGCTTAATGCGCAAGTCGCAAAAGTACGACAGCAAGCCGCCGGTGTCGAAGAGTATATCTGGACGACAAGCGGCGACGAGCGCGTGCGCGGCTTGGATCCAAACGATACTACAGATCACGCTATATTGGACGGCACACGACACCGTTGGGACACACCTCCCGACGTCGGCGACGGGCGTCGATTGCACCCCGGTGAGGATTACCAATGTCGGTGTACGGCGGCACCGGTATTGCCCGAATTAGGATAACTATGCTAATTCGTCGATATGCGGACAGTTGAGCGGGCCGACTTCGGCCGATTCTCAAAAGTCGAGCGCACGCCACAAGGTGGCATGCGAGTGCCCGCCAATCTAACCCGTACGGGTGTTTTCGTTTACACCCGCGCCGACGGCTCGAAGGTTCGCGAGTTGCGCCACCCTGACGAGGTGTTTGCAACTGATTCGCTTGCGACGCTTTCGGGTGCCCCTGTTACGGACCTACACCCGGCGGCGCCTGTACGGCCGAACAATTGGCGCAAGGTATCGATCGGCCATGTTGGCGACACTGTAAAAGCCGATGGGCGTTTCGTCTCGGCGCGGCTCATGATTCAAGATGCCGACGCGATTGCAGCGATCGAGCGCGACGAGCGTCGCGAGTTGTCTTGCGGGTACTCTTGCCAACTTGACGAAGAGCCGGGCGAATACAACGGCGAACGTTTCGACGCCGTACAGCGCACGATTAGATATAACCACGTCGCGATCGGTCCCAAAGGCTGGGGCCGTGCTGGCAACGAAGTTGCTTTGCGGCTAGACAGCAACGGCAACCAAGTACCGACGGGCGATCCGTCAACATCTCATGAGGCTAAAGCAATGAAGTATACGATCGACGGCGTAACGTACGACACCGCGTCGCCTGAATTTGCGCAAGCGCTCGCCAACCGTGACAAGCGGCAGGACGAAGAGCGAGCAACGCTAACGAGTGAGCGCGACACAGCAACCGCCGAGCGCGACGCGGCGATCAAAGAGCGCGACGACGCAAAGATCGCGCTCGACGAAGCCAACGATCCGAAGCGACTCGACGGGCTCGTTACCGAGCGCGTTGCGCTCGTAACCGCCGCGCGCCGTGTGCTCGGTGCCGACGTGAAACTCGACGGCAAGAGCGACCGCGAGATCATGATCGAAACGATCCGCAAAGACGCCGACGACTTCGACGCCGAAGGCAAGAGCGACGATTACGTGCGCGCTTACTTCGAGGCGAGTACGAAGAGCGCGAAGCGGCACGACGAAGGCGGTACCGGGATCGGTGCCGCTCGAAGTGCCGCGGCCGACGCCGTGAAAAAGGACGGGCGCAAAGACGCCGCCGACAACGACGACGACGACGAGCAAGATCGGCACGATGCCGAAGCCGCTCGACAGCGAATGATCGATCACAACCGCGACGCGGCGGCACAGCCGCTTCGTTTCTCGCGAACCGACTAAGGCGCTCGCAATCGGGAGATCCAAGCAATGCAGACTGTACACGCAATCGACATGCCCGGCGCCTATCCTGGAATGGTTGCCGATTCGGGGCTCGTGCAAGACACGATCTCACGCCTTGCCGAAGACGCCGCCGGCGCTCGTGCGGGGACATTCGTAGTGCCCGGTACTGATGCCGAGCAGCAAGCCGTCGCACCGACAACCGCCGCCGAGATTACCGACGGTGACGGGCTCGGCGTGGTTATCTATGACGCGAGCAAAGAGCCCGCGCGTACCGCCGTCGCCGCCGCGGCGGGTAACGAGTACGACGTCGAAGATATGTTGCCGGTTTACGGCAAGGGGCGCATTTGGGTCCTTTGCGATGCCGCTGCAACGATCGTTGCAAACACGCCGTGTTTCGTGCGCTTCGCGCAGATCTCGACACCCGCCGGGATTCTCGGCGCGTTTCGCGAAGACGTCGACACTGCCGACGCCGCGGCGTTGCCCGGTGCTTTTTTCCGCTCGGCGCATAGGGACGTCGTGTTCCAAGGCGATACCTATCGGATCGCTCTCGTCGAGATCTCTGTGCCGACGGCGTAAACCCCGGCCCAACCGAACGAAGGATAAGCAAACCAATGCGTTTCTCAGAAGCCTTTCTCGCTCGGCTGCAAGCCGACGTTTACCAGCATTGCAATATCCGGCTTGACGCCGGCGAAACCGCGGCGCTCGCGAAGCAACTCGAATATGTCTACGCCAAAACGTACGACGTAAAATATGCCGAGTTGAAGTCACGTCGTTTCATTCCGATCGACACGAGCGTCGACAACGCTGCCGAGTATTTCACTTATCGGCAGTGGAACCAATTCGGTATGGCGAAGTTGATCGCAAACTATGCCGACGATCTGCCGCGTGTCGACGCGCTCGCAAAGGAATTCCCAGCGCCTATCAAGTCGCTCGGGGCTTCTTACGGGTTCAGTGTTCAGGACATGCGACGCGCCGCGAAGGCGGGATCGCAACTCGAAACGCGTCGAGCCGCCGCGGCCCGTCGTGCACACGAGCAAGCCTTTGACGATATCATGGCTTTTGGCAATGACGATGCCGGTATCCTCGGCTTCCTGAACAATCCTAACGTGCCCGTTGTCGGTGCGGTAACCGGTGCATGGGTAACCACGCCGGCAACCCCGTTGCAGATCGTCGAGGATCTCAATACGCTGGCGAATTCGATCGTGCTCGCGACGCTCGAAACCTTCGTGCCCGACACACTGTTGCTCGACTCGACTTCGTTCCAGTTGATCAACTCGATGCCCATGAGTCTTACCGGCGACGCCGATAAAACCGTGCTTCGTTTCTTCCTGGACAACACGCCGTACATTCGCAACGTCGATCAATGGACGAAGTTGAACACGGCCGGTGCTCTCGGCGTGTCCCGTGCCGTGTGCTACGCGCGAAGCGAAGAAGTGCTAGCTGGCGTCGAGCCGCAAACCTTCGAGCAATTCCCGCCGCAATGGCGAAACCTCGAAGCCGTGATCCCGACGCACAGTCGGATCGGCGGCGTGCGAGTGCAGTACCCGTTAGCCGTCGCATACATGGACGACCTTTCCGGCTAGTTCCGCCCGCGCGATCCGCACGAGCCCGAGAGCGCGTAAGCGCCTCGGGCTTTCGCGGTATCAGACCACGCACAGGAAGTATCGAAATGGCGACTCTGCGAAATACCGAAGCGCGACTATTGACGGCACCGAAGATCGAAGGCTTTGCTGTGCAGCAATGGTTGCCGGGAAAGAATCGACTCGATATCAATTTTTGGGAAGCCGCGCGAAGCAATCGCACAATCAAACGTTGGCTCGAAATGGGTTGGATCAAGATTGACTTCGACGAAGACATGCCCGATCCAACGGTGCCGCCGAGCGAAAAAGAGCTAGCCGAGTTTAAGGCAATCGAACTAGCCGACGCGCTCAAAAATCCGACGGTACCGGTGCAATGGCACCCTGCACTCGAAGGCGAGATCGCGAAACGCAAAACTGCAGCGCTTGCGAAACGCATGCCCTCGAAGACGCCGACGGTACCCAAAGAGCGCAAGAGTCTAACAGGCTTGCGTGTCGAAGACGCGTTGCCTTTGATAGCAGCCGAGAGCGATATCGAAATGCTCGAAGCGTGGGCCGACGCAGACAAGCGCAAGACGATTAGCGAAGCCGTCGACGAGCGGTTAGCCGATCTCGCTCTCGACGAAGGATAAGGCATGGCCGTTAAGCGCGCCGACTTTCTCGCTCGGTTTCCCGAATTTGAATCTGCTTCGAAAGCCATGATCGAAGCGGCACTCGACGAAGCCGAGCGAAACGTCGACGTGTCGATCTTCGGATCGAAAACGGACGACGCTATTCGCTGGAAGGCGGCGCACCTCTTAGCGCTCTCACCGTTCGGGCAGCAAGCGCGGCTCGTTTCGAAGGACGGCTCGACGACTTACGAAAAACGTTTTTGGGTACTCGCTAAGAGTATGACGCCAGGGTTTAGGGTAGCGTGAGATCATGCCGCGCGGCGTACGCATAACCGATAGGGATCGCGGTTGGAAGGCGTTGTTAAAACGCACTTCTCACATGGCCCGACAACGCGGCGTTACTGTTGGCGTTCATTCGGGAGAAGGCGCGGCACCGTCGGGTGATAGTGAGTTGACCGTGCTCGACGTCGCAACGATCCACGAATTCGGGTTAGGCCATAATCCCGAAAGATCTTTCGTGCGTGACTTCGCCGACGAGAAGCGCGACGAAGTGAAAGCCGCCGAAAAGAAAATCGCGCGGGCCGTGACCAAGGGATCACAGAACCTCGAAGACGGGCTCGAAAGGTTCGGTCTTTGGATCGTTAGCGAAATGCAAGCGCGTATCCGCGCGGGTATCGCACCGCCTAACGATCCTGTAACGATTGCACGCAAGGGCTCGTCGACGCCTCTTATCAACTTCGGGCAACTCGTCGGTAGCATTACCCACAAGGTCGAGTGATATGTCGATCCCATGGGAAACAATCCGGCCGGCGTTGCTTTCGCTCTTCGGGGATCTGAGCGGTCTGCAGACGGTGTGGATCGACAAGAAGCGACCTTACGTCGATCCGAAGTTGCAAGCGATCGTGCTCTTACGCGTGCGCGACGAGGGTAGCATCGGCGTCGACGATCGTCGGTACCTAGATCTAGCCTTACCCGCGCCAGCGGCAACACTCAAAGAGCAAGCCGCCGGGCACCGTCGCGTCGGGCTCGACATTCGTGTCGAGTCTTTTCGGCACGACGACGATCGCTTTGCTTTCAACGCTGCCGGTGACATTCGAACGGGGCTAGGCTTCCGCTCTTCGAAGGCGCGATTGCTTGCAGTAAACGTTGCGATTGTGCGAGCTAGCCAAGTCGTCGACTTGTCGGGTATCCTGCAAGACGATCGCGTTACTTCGATCGCAACACTGGACCTAACCATAAACGTGGGCGTTTGCGTGGGCGACGAAAGCAATCCCGTTTACAATATCGAAACCGTCGAAGCACCCGTCGGCACGATCCTTCCCGATCCGTAGGAGTAACGAAACAATGAGCCTCGAAGATATCATTTCAGTTTCGATCACGGCGCAAACCACGACGGTAAGTCGACTTGGTTTCGGTACGCCGTTGATTGCTCGGGCGCATAACGTGATCCCTAGCGTCGTACGAGAGTATCGATCGCTAACGGCTATGTCTGACGATGGCTGGCCCGCAACCGATCCCGCCGTGCTCATGGCCACGAAGATCGCTTCGCAGAATCCGAAGCCGAATGCTTGGAAAGTCGGCAAACGATCAAGTGCGTTTACGCAACAGGTCGTGATCGAATGTCTCAATTCGACAGAGGATTACGTTTACGAATTCGACGTGATCGTTGGCACGACGACGACTTCGATTTCGTACACCGTGCTCGCAGCGGCAACGCCGACGACGGTAGCGACCGCGATCTCGGCGCTTGTCGGTGCGATTGCAGGAGTAACCGCCACCGACAATCTCGACGGTACCTTCGACGTCGATACAGATACCGCCGGTGATCTCGTTGATTATGTCGGCTTTGACGAGCCCGACAACTTCACGATCAAAGACACGACGGCGGATCCCGGCATCGCCGCCGACTTGACGGCAATCGAAACTGTCGATCCCGACGGTTGGTATTGTTTGCTGCTCGACAGCAATAGCGAAGCCGAGATCCTTGCTGCCGCGGCTTGGATCGAAGCGCGTAAAAAGATCTTCATCTGCAACACGACCGATACGGAAGTTGTCGACAACACTGTCACGACCGACGTTATGTCGGATCTCCAAGCCGCGGCTTACGCGCGCACGTCGATCATTTACTCGCAATACCGTTTGCTGAATTGGAGCGGTTGCGGTTGGGCAGGTAATCGCTTGCCTTCGGATCCCGGCTCTTCGACGTGGGCTTTCAAGACGCTTGCGGGTGTCTTCGTCGACGGCAACCTTACCGGCGGGCAAGTCGGCGTGATCGAATCGAAAGGCGGCAACGTCTATCGCACGATCGCGGGTGTCAACGTTACGACGTTCGGTATTACGTCGAGCGGCGAGTATATCGACGTTACCCGCTTTATCGATTGGCTAGACTCCAGGATCAAAGAGCGGATCTTTGGGGTGCTGATCAATAACCCAAAGGTGCCCTACACCGATTCGGGTGTCGATCTCATGCGCGGTCAAGTGCTCGCACAACTGCAGCAAGGGATCACGGTCGGCGGGCTCGCCGCAGATCCCGCGCCTGTAGTGACGGCGCCAAAGGTTGCCGATATCGATCCCGCTGACAAGGCGGCTCGTATTCTTCCTGATATCTTTTTCCAGGCAACGCTAGCGGGTGCGATTCATCAGCTAGTCATTTCGGGCGTGCTATCGGTCTAGTCGCCGCCGCACTACTAGGAGCAAACAATGGGTCTCAAAGTTTACGACGCCGACGAAGTGACAGTTTCGATCGCGGGCTTGCCGATCGAAAGCGGATACGACGACGGCGAGTTTTGCCGTATTGAGCAAGAAGCCGACGATTTCATCGACAAGGCGGGAACCGACGGCGAGGTAACTCGCTCGAAGACTAACGACCGTCGTGCGACTATCACGATCTTGCTAATGCAATCGAGCGACGGTAACGCGTTGCTCTCGGGCCTGAACAATATCGATCGGCTTGCCGGCAACGGCGCGGGCGTCGGCCCGCTCCTAGTGCGCGACCGACAGGGTACGGCACTTTACGCCGCGGCCGAAGCATGGATCTCGAAACCGCCCGACGTGAGTTTCGATCGCGAGCCTACGGCGCGTGAATGGACTTTGCGTTGTGCGAACCTCGAAAGGTTCGATGGCGGCAACTGACAACCCAAGCACGGGATAGGATAGGGCGCATGAGAAAGACGAAGCAAAAGCGGATCGGCGGGCGCGGGTACGTTTACCACGTTACCCAATTTGGTGCGCGGGAAGGCGGGCACGTGCTCGTGCGATTGCTGAAGATCCTTGGAGGCTCTGTCGGCGAAGCGCTGCAAGGTGCGACTGACTTTGATATGGGCGTTGTCGGCAAAGTGATCGCGAACCTTGCGACGACGGTCGACGAAAAGGATCTCGATTATCTCGTTGACACGTTCGCTAAAACGACGAGCGTCGAGATCGAAGGCAAGCCTGTACCGCTTACTGCCGAAGGCGTGCTCGACGTGCACTTCGCTGGCGAGTACACCGAACTAAGCCAATGGCTCGCCTTTGCTGTCGAGGCAAACTTCGGGGATTTTTTCGGCGCCGCCGGGATACTAAAAGCAAAGGCAAGCGATCTCCCGGTTTCGGCAGTGTCGAGCGCGGACGGGTCGTCACCGTCGATATCCCCGAACACTTGAAACCGGATTGGCCGGTTTGGCGTGTAGCAACTTCGCCACACTTTCGAGATACCCTAGCCGATATCGAAACGCTTTGGAGTATCGACGATCTCTATGATGCGCACGACGTGATCGATACTCTCGAAGAGTTAGATCGGCGACGCTCAGCGCCGAGAAAGTAAACGCAATGGCTCTTCGTGAGATTATCGCCCGCTTCGGTTTCCAGGTCGATCCGAAGGGCCTTCGGAAAGCGCAGACAGGGATCGCGGGCGTCGTCGGTTCTTTGCAAACGCTCGGCGTTACCATCGGCGCTGGGATCGTTGCTCGTGGTATCAAAGACTTCGTAACCGGAATGGTCGATGCCGGCGACGCGCTCGGTAAGACAGCCACGCAACTAGGGCTCTCTGGCAAAGAGTTGCAAGCGTGGCAAACGGCGGCAAACTTCGCCGGCGTGCAAACGGAAAGTCTGAACCAAGGCTTTCGTATTCTCGGCAAAAACGCCTTGCTTGCGCAGCAAGGATCGAAGCAAGCGGCCGACGCTTTCAAAACACTAGGCGTCGAGATCGAAGGGGCGAACGGTAGCCTAAAGCCCGCGAATCAACTCGCACGCGAAGCGGGTATCGCTCTCGGGCAAATGGAAGATCGCACCAAGGCGGTAGGCTTGGCACAGCAAGTCTTCGGCCGTGCTGGCGCGGCAATGTTACCGCTCTTCGCGAAGGGGGCCGAAGGGCTCGACGAAGCGCTAGCCAAGCTAGAAGAATTCGGTGGTGGGTTGTCGGACGAATTGATTCCGCTTGCCGAAGCCGCACAGGATCGCTTTACCGAATTCGAGATCGCGACGACTTCGTTGAAGTCGAAGTTTGCTGTCGCGCTTTTGCCGATTCTTAGTCAAGTAACGCTTGGTTTGTCGAAGTTGATTTCGTGGTTGTCGAAGTCAGGCATGGGGGCCGAGGCCTTTCGATCGATCCTTGTCGCGCTCGGGCTCGTACTCGGCAAAATGGCAATAGCGAAATTCGGTGCGTCTCTATTGAAACTAGGACGGGCGGCCCTTCTGCCGTTGCTGAAGTTTGCTTTACTCTTCCTGATAGTCGACGACTTGATCGCGCTCTTTGAAGGGCGCGGATCTGTAATCGGCGATCTCATCGATAAGATCTTCGGGAAGGGTACAGCGAAAGCCGTCGTCGACGGGATCAAAGGAATCGGCAAAGCCGTTGCCGACTTGATAGCGACGGGCGACTTCGCCGCCTTCGACAAGGCGCTCGAAGATATCTTCGGCCCACCCGGTGAAGATCTCGTCAAGTTTATCGTCGAAGACGTGCCCGAAGCCTTCGGGTTTTTGCTCGAAGATATTACGCAAGTCGCCGAAGAGATCGTGCAAGCGATCGAAGATTGGATCTCTGATTCGATTGACGCGATCTCCGAAGGCGTCGAAGGCTTCGCCGACGGGGCTTCGGATCTTGCTTCGGCTTTTATCGACGGGCTCGTTGACGGGATCAAGGCAGGAGCCAAGGCGCTGGTCGGTACAGTAACTTCGACGGTGCAAGGTGCGCTCGATGCCGCGAAGGCTCTCATTAAACCGGGCTCGCCTTCGAAGGTTGCGCGGGCCGAGGTAGGCAAGCCCTTCGCGCAAGGGCTCTTCGATATAGATGCCGCGCAAG